GCCCAGTGGCACACTGGATTCCGGCCGACCCCGTCACACGCATGGTTGCAACGCCGCAACGAACACGCGTCTTGTAGTTGATCTCTGTGGACCAGCGGTAAAGACTCACAATGTCCTCCGGCACAGACAAGGCTGTCAAAAGACGACAAAAGGCGTCAATGGCTTCCTCAGTCTCTGACTGGTCGAACATCGCAAAATCACTCTCGCCAAAGAGAACCAACACACCGTCCCGGCAGCGAAGAACCAACTTGAACAACCCGTCGTCTCCACCAGCCGCGAACGTGCTACCACGTCGATCACGGATGAGGGCGTACAGGCGGTTCAGCTGGTCAGCCGTCAGACCGGAAGCGTACACAAACCGATACCCTTTCAGCTCAGGAGCTGAGATACCGTAGTGACTCTTCAAGGTCATCGTGACTGCACGCGCTGGCTGGGACAGGCGGGTCTTCACCTCCTGGGCCATATCGATGATCGTTCTCGGCTTGAGACCACTCCGATACTTGATCACCTCATCCCGTTTGGAAAAGACCTGGTGGGCACGCGGTGTAACGTGCTTGCGGGCGGGGTCGAGGACCACGGCGTCGACTCCGCGGTCCATGCGCTCAAATGCCACCTCGAGAGCCTTTCGGGTCCGAGCTGCCAATGGCAAAAGAGCTTCCTCCCGGGTAACCTCGCCAAGTTCAGGAGGGACCAAAGGTCGATGCTCGAAGAACTCGCGATACGCGACATCCCAGCAGAAAGCGAGTTGCTCCTTCCACAATCGGCCAAAATGCTCACCAACATGAGGGTTGATGTGCACTCGTAGCACAAGAGCGGCAAGAAGGTTCATCGCTGACCCGGCAGGGGCAAGGAAACCGGAAGTGGTGGCTAACAAATACTCCATCGCAACCTTGTCGTCGTGCACCGGCTCGACGTTGCGCAACCACTCAACAATATCTTTGAGGGCGGTGGGATCATTTGCGGTGATCTTCTGGTTCGGCAGAAAACCAGGCACATGGAGTACCAATTTTCCCCGGAACGAATCAGGGGCGACTTGGTAGTTCAGGAGGCGAGTGCTAGAAACAGACCCAAGCTGCATGCGAACATCACCGACGGGATAAAACCCGGGAGTGAGGTCGGTGAACTCCTGGTGGGCCCAGTTTCGGGCAGTGAAAGCCCACGCGGTTGCACCGTCCCGAGCGCTGTTCATGGGCCAACGAGCCGAAACTCTGTTAGCCATGTACGCCCAGGCGGCAGCATTCGCGGCGGCATCCTGCGGGTAAACCGGCCAGGTTGCAGTTGAGCTGGATCGCACGATCGCGCCTGCGTTAAACAGGCCGTGGGCAATCCAACGCACCCAAAAATTACCAGTCGTTGGGCCAAAATTGGCATAGACCCAAAGTGCAGCATGCATGGCGAGAGGGCCACAAGCCGAGCGGAAACCAGTGAGCTGCCAGTTCACATAGAACTCCAGCAGACACATGAACCACGCGAACTGCGGCCACATCGTGCGGATCTGCTCTTCAAGCATCGGACCAAAAACCACCCCAGCTAGAATCGTGCCAGAGTCTGGAAGACGGGACCGCATCTGCAAGATCT